TTAGTCATTTAAGTTGTTCGCAAGCTTTTTCAATTTGATGTATTTCACAGTCTGTTCTGGTCATATCTTCTAAAGAGGAAGAGGTTGCCCAGTAAAACACCCCCCCAAAGATAAGGAGTGTTGAAAGAAAAGTTAGATGTTTCATGGCTTTTAAGCGAAGATGCCCTCTCGGGCTTATCTCAATTATAGTACCCATAGCTACCTTAAGCCACCCCCTTTACTAAACATTCCTTTGGTCTCACAATTTCCACAAGTTGGCTTGTTCACTGGCATCTCTCTACTTAGTGCTGCAATAAATAGTAAGGCGACCTGCTCTGGTGGTTGTTCATTGCTAAAGCAAATACTTGCACCTGAAGGCCAAACGATCCCATGTTCAAAGGCAATAACGGTGTATTCCTCAGAAGTTTCTCTGCCATAGTCCTTCTCTTTAAATTGAGAGAACATCACACCTTTTCCGTGTTTTTCTTCTAGTACATGACAAGGATTAAAATCTTCAAAATTTTCTTCAAAGCACTGAAGTCCTATTTCTAAGAATTTTGCAAACCGTTCTGCAAATGGACCTACATCAGGTGTCTTAGCTTTTGATTTTTTATTTGTCATTAGTCTTCTCCTCTGTTTTTATTTCTTTTTTATCACCATTTGTCTCGTCAAGTTTGTCCCATTTCTTTTCAAAGTCGTGATGTTTTTCGACTAAGTTTTCAGCTAGATAACAAAGGAAGTCTGTGTATTCCATTATTTGTTCAAAGCCTTCAGCTTCATTCTTTCTTTTAAATGCACTTTCTAAAGCATGAAGAGCATCAAGCCTTGCATTAATAGCATCAAGACAAGCTTCTTGATCAGGACTAATGTTGGCTTTTTCTTTTGCTGTTAGTTTTTTGAGTCTAGGCATTGTTGGTTGGCTCCAAGTTTGGTAGGTCGTCAGTTTTGTGGTCAAACCACTGATTGAGTTGTTCTGCTTTTATTTCTTCTTGAGTAGGAGGATGATTAACTTCCTCCCAACGCATTTTTAATTTCTCTAATTCAGTCAATCTGTTAGCCATAATATTGACGTAATTGTTTAATTCGTCAAATTTAGAAATTAACTGATGAATAAGTTCGATTGCCATGTTATCGACCTCATTACAGTGTCGATAAGTATCTTGAATAAGAGCTAAAAGAACCTCATCTTTGCGGCCTTCTTTTAGCATTTGATCCCATTGATTGTGTTGTAGTTTTCTTAGTTTGTCTCTAAGAACTTGTAGGTCTTGTTTTTCCATTAGTAGTCACCTTTTTGTAAGTCTTCAAAAGATGTTGTTTTAAACAAACGATCTCTTTCAACAGGTAGACCTAATTTTCCTTTAACTTTTTTAATTTCATTAATATTGAAATAACCCATTTCATTTTCTAAGCCTTTTACATATCCAAAGCAGTCACCTGTTTTTGGATCGTATTCCATAACGTACCAAGTCCAATTAGCATCTGGAGTAAACCATTTTACATAGGCTTTGTTCGAGGCTGAATGTAATTCAGGAAGTTTTTTTTCGAGTTCTTTTGTTAAAAGTTGCATTGTTAAAAAGGCGAGATTAAAAGGAGAGGGGTTTACGCTCTGGCTGCTAAGGCACTCGCAATGTTATCCCCTCTGTTAGGTTTATTTAGAAATTTTTATAGATCCTATTTTGTTTCCATTTACGTCTCTAAGATTTGTTTCGTAAGGAATTGAACAGGAATTAAAAAATTCATTTTTAAAATCATCAGATATTGTTTTTAAAACTCTGCTGATTTCTGGAGCTGCATTTTCAGCAAATGCTTCGTTATCTAGTGAAAAAGATAATTGGAACTTTGACATTAGAAAGAAACATCTCCTATAGCTAGTTCTTGTAATTCACTTGGTTCGCAAAAAACACTGCGTTCATGTAGATCAAGAAGCTGTATCAAACCACCGTCTTTATGAGTGCAATAAAGCATTACTTCAACGCCTGTGCGTTTAATAATGTGAGTTGCTTTGAAATTCATTTTTAAAAAAGCAAGGGTGAAGGATCTCTCCTCTTGAATCAATTATATAGTGCTTTTATCCCTTTAGCCACCCCCCCTCGCATTTTTTATCAATTCCTTTACAGAGGTGGCACTAAGGTCAATTCTTTTTCTGGTGCAGTGACTACTGGACTTATTAAACGATTCTTTTATAGTCAATTTGGGAGAGATCCCGTTCTGTACCTTGCAAATTCATCTATGGAATTAATTCCTTTGACTGGTAAAAACGGAGCTGCACTAAGAACCGCAGCAAAAACAAACCAAAAAACCTTAGAACAAAGGATTGACGGTTTAGAAGAACAACAACAAATTCTTTTTATTCTCGTTGGTTTAGTCACCGCTTTAACCCTTCTCACTTAATAAATCAGCCCCTACTAAAGGGGCTTTTTTTTTGTTTATTGATAAATTATTTATGTCGGGGAGCCTGATACCTTTCCTAAAAGGTTGAAAGTCGGAAGGCAGGGCGGTCCTTAAGCGAGGTGGCTGATCTATCCCCCGACAACTATTCAAGAGATTTGATAATAATTTCTGCTCCTGTTGGTTCCCCTTCAAGGCAATATCTTTTCTCTGCTGCTACCGTTACAACTTGAGAATCATCTAAGATTGCTGAGCCAGTCAAGGCATCTAGAGTTGAACGTAGTAGTTTGTCTATATCATTTCTTTTGACTGTGACAAAAGTTGGTGCTTTTGGCTTTAGCTTTCCTTTTTTGTTTAAATGAGCTTTCGGGCGACTAAAGCGAAATACAACCGCAACGTCACACGCTCCCTCTATTAGAGGTGCTCTTTGAGCTAAAGCTTCAAGATAAACTGCTTTTCTCCAAGGCTTGACCCGTTTACTTACTTCTATCATTCGACCATGTCCTACATGTTTTTTGCTTCCTTGAGGAGCTGGTTCTATACCTTCAACCGAAATTCTCATTAACACAAAAAAAAAGGGGTTGTATCTAAACCCCCCCTTTGCCAACTCATCATCACTATAGCAAATGTCCTTTAATCCACAAGGTTTTCAATTCACCGCACTTCCTACAAATTTAAGAGGGAAAATACAACCAAATCAATTAGCAGTTCTTTGGGCAATAGAAAGTTACGCAGGAAAAAACGAACATCAATCTTGGCCAAGTTTAAAAACCATTGCTGATGCTTCTTGTCTTTCTGTTCGTACTGTTCAAAAAGTTGTAAATCAACTTGTATCTCTTGGCTGGCTTCAAAGAGAACATCAAAAAGATGAATACGGCCAGAAAAGTAATTTGTACAAAGTGACGGTCTGGCACCTTGCTAATGTCCCAGATCCTAGTAATGAACCGCTAGGCAAATCCTGCTATACCCCTAGCACCATTTGCCATACCCCTAGGCAAACTACGCACCCCCCCCTAGCACCATTTGCCAACGAACCAGATACATATAAACCAGATACAAAAGAACCAAATATATATAAAACTAATACGGTGGGAAAAAAGGAAAAAAATTCTTATTCAGACGATTTTGAGATCTTTTGGAGAAAGTATCAAGCCATTAAAAAAAGAGCTTCAGGTCAGAACAAATCCAAAGCTTGGCAGTTCTATAAAAAAGCTACAAAGAAAAAATCTAGTGATTTGATCTTAGCTGCTCTTAATTTAGCTATTAAAGATCAGCGAACAGTAGAGAAAAACGGTGGCTATGCTGTTTGCTTTCCTAATTGTTTTCGTTGGTTGAGGGATGAGTCTTATGAGACTTTTATTGCTCTGGACAAGTCTGATACGATTAAAAAGAAAGCATCAGAACCTTGGGCAGTCGATGCCCCTGCTGGTCAACCATTTTAAATTTCTCGCTTAATGGCTCTTTATCACAAGCGGTCTGCTTTTGACCGTGACCTTACTTTTTATTCCCCTTCTGCTAATTGTTACGCCTGTTACGACTCTGGAATTGTTTCTAATTCTGATGGGTTAGTCAATAATTATTTACCTGATTACGATAAGAACAACAAAGGCAACCGACAAGGTGGATGTGATTTAGCTTTAATTTGTCATTGTCAAGCTGCTTACTCAACAAGTTCACCAGATGGTAGTGAAACAAAAACAGGCTACAGAGCTGGACATGGTATAAATGCAACTGACTCACCAACTGGTGGTCTGCAATCTATTGGAGCAGAATTAGACAAAGAAAAAACTAGAGAGATTCATTCAATTAGAAAAGAGAAGTGGAAAAAGACAACTGAGGAAATGAATAAAATTAGAATTGATATTTCTAAAGGAAAAAAAATATCAACACCTTGGTATATCGCTGAAGTAAAAGAACAATTAAAAACATTACCAAACCTGTTCGCTTTTCCTTCAGAAAAAAAAGCAAAGGAAGCTCTTGCCTCTATGTCTAAAAAAGATGCATAAAAATATATCTAAACGACAGCAACCTGTTATCGAAAATCTACAACATACTTTAGATCAAGCCAAAACTATTGCTGCTGCTATCTCTGACAATGCTATTGAAGAACAAATTCCAATCCCTGTTAATACGCTCGTTTCACTCTCTGATGAACTTTTTCGCATTAGAGCTTATCTTGAGACAGCAAATAAAATCTTTGTACCCCTTTCCAAAACTTTATGACGTCAATTAAAGATCTTAAAAGTGATCATAAAAATGCACGCAAACGTACTGATCGTTCTGCAACTTTAATCGAAGAATCTTTAAAAAAATACGGAGCTGCTCGATCAATTGTTATTGATGAGGACAATCGTGTCTTGGCTGGTAATGGAACTATTGAAGGTGCTAAAGCAGCAGGACTTGAAAATGTAAGAGTTATTGAAACTGATGGTGATGAAATTATTGCTGTAAAACGAAAAGGTTTAACTGAAGATGAAAAGGTTGGTTTAGCTCTTGCTGATAATAGAGCAAGTGATTTATCTGCTTGGGATGCTTCAATGCTCCATGAATTAGGTAAGGAGCATGATTTATCACCTTGGTTTGAAACAGAAGATCTTGTTGAATTAATGGGCGATAGAAATAATCCAACTGTTCCTGAAGATTTTCCTGAAGTTGATGATGACTTAAAAACAGAACACCGTTGTCCTTCTTGTGGATATGAGTGGAGTGGTAAAACCTAATAATATACGTACTGTCTTACAAGACATACTTAGACCTTTACCGCAAAAAATTCTTGTTGCTACTTCTGGCGGCATTGATTCATCAGCAGTCGTGCTTTCTGCTTTGGATATAGGAAAAGAAATCGAAATTATTTCTTTTACTTTTAAGGATTGGTTTTCTCAAGATTTCAAAGCAGCTACAAGACTTGCTGAGAAATTTAACCTAAAATTTATTCCTGTTTATTTACCTATCGAGTCAGATGAAATCGTTAATACAGTTAATTATTTAATAAAAGTAATTAAGTGTAAGAAAAAAACAGCTATTGAATGTTTGTTTCCTTTTTATTATTTAATTCAAACAATGACTCGTTATAAATATAAAACACTTGCTACAGGAGTTGCTGCGGATGGCCATTTTGGATTGTCTAAAAAGGCAATGATACACTACTCTAAAGACGATCAAAAGTTTAGAACTTTTAGACAAGATTATTTTTCAAACTTAGAATCTGCTGGAACAAAAAGATTAATAAAACTTTGTGATATTAATAATATACAACTTTCTAATCCTTATTTTGATCCCTCTGTCTTTTCTTTATGGATAAATAAAAACTGGCAAGAATTAAACAAGCCAAGACAAAAAGAAGTTATTCGTAAATGCTTCCCAGAGCTTGATTGTTTAAAAATTAAACCTCATACAAATTTACAACTTGGTGACAGCAAGATTGCTGAAAGAATAGGTGATGCCGTAATTTCTAAGTACAAACCAAACGCAAAGTCTCCTATTGGTATCTACAACCGAATTGCAAAAGGTGGTTATGTCTAAACCAATTTATAAAATCCCTTCGATGGTTGATATTGAAGACCTTCCTTGGAATGGCTTTAAAGTTGCTTCTACTTTCTCTGGCTGTGGTGGTTCCTGTCTTGGTTATCGAATGGCTGGTTACAAAGTTGTTTATGCTAATGAATTTATAGAGTCTGCTCAACAAACTTATAAAGCTAATCACCCAAATAGTTTTTTAGACACTCGTGATATAAGAAAAGTTACTCCTGAAGATATATTGGAAAAACTTAATTTGAATTGCGGTGATCTTGATTTGTTAGATGGTTCACCTCCTTGCGCTGCTTTCTCAAGAGCAGGGAAAAGAGAAGCAAGTTGGGGACAAGAAAAAAAATATAGTGACACTACTCAAAGAGTTGATGATTTGTTTTTTGAATATGCTCGGCTTTTAAAAGGGCTTCAACCTAAAGTTTTTGTTGCTGAAAATGTTGCTGGTTTAATTCAAGGTACTGCAAAAGGATATTTCAAAAGAATCCTTCAAACTCTTAAAGAATGTGGATATAACGTCAAATGTAAAGTCTTAGATGCTCAGTGGTTAGGCGTTCCACAGATGAGACAAAGAACAATCTTTATTGGTGTTAGAAATGATTTACATCTTGATCCTTCTTACCCTTTACCTTTTCCATATCAGTACTCAGTTGGTGATGCCTTAGAAAATTTAGATGATTCCTCAGAATCAAAAAAACTTGATCCTGCAACTGAAACTTATTTGCTTTGGAATAATGCAAAACCTGGCGAGTCATTAGCAAAAGCAAGTAAAAGATTAAATAGAGGATATAAATTTTTCACTCATGTAAAACAATCACCTTTCCGTATAGCTAATACGATCTTGCAAGGTGCAAATCAGCTTTATCATTGGTCTGAACCTAGAACCTTTTCAATTTCTGAATTAAAACGAGTTGGTGGCTTTCCTGATGATTTCAAATTAATTGGTTCCTTCTATGAAAAATGGGAAAGAATAGGACGGGCTGTACCACCAATAATGATGGCTGCTGTTGCTAAAACTATTCATAAAGACATCCTCACTAAAATATGAAGATTCCTTCAAATTGGACTTTTGAAACATCTTCTGTTGCTAAAGGATTTGATCAACACGTTCGTGAACAACTTCCTTGGTATGAATTAGCCACTAACGCAATTACACATGTCGCAAGACATTATATTCCTAAAAACGGACTTGTTTACGATTTTGGTGCCGCAACGGGAAATATTGGTAGAGCTTTAAAGCCTGTTCTTGAAAAAAGAAATGCTCATTTAATTGGCATTGAACCTTCTCAGTCAATGATTGATATTTATGATGCCCCTGGAGAAATTATTTGCTCGAAAGCAGAAGAAGTTGAACCAAAAGAATTTGATTTAGCAATCCTCTTTTTAGTTTTAATGTTTGTTGAACCTGCAAAACGAATTTCTTTAATGGATAAACTAAGAAAAAATTGCAGACCTGGAGGTGCCATTATTGTTTTCGATAAATTAGAACCTGTTGGTGGATATGCTTCCACTGTTTTTTATCGCCTAACACTCGCTGGCAAAAAGGCTTCTGGAACTTCCTCCGATGAAATAATTGAAAAGGAATTAAGTTTATCTGGTGTACAACGTCCTATAACAGAAAAACAACTTGCTGGACCTTTTTTACAATGGTTTAGATTTGGTGATTTTTCTGGCTACCTAATCGAAAAATAAATCTTATGGCAGACACCAAAATTACTTTAGCTGAGAAAGAATTACGAGTTGCTCGGTTTGCTCGGATTATTGCAAATGGTGGAAAACGATCTGACTGTCTGCGATATGCTGCCGAGAACTGGGGGGTGTCTCCAAGGACTGTAGACAGCTATCTAAAGGAAGCTAGAGCGCAAATTAAGAGTGATTGGGACATAGAACGACCACAGATGATCGCAGATCTTTTAAGCCAATGCAGCACCTTACAGATGGAAGCTAGAAGGGCAGGTCAATATCACATTGCTCTTGGTGCTATAAACACAGCAGCTAAATTAGCCTCTCTTTGTTCATGAGTATTTTATTAGAAGCAAAAAAAGGTCATATTCTTTTACAAGAAAATGTAAATAAAATACCTTCTAGCAAACAAGCTATTAAAACAATAGAAAATACTTTATTACCTCATCAAAAACTCTTTTGTGATGATATTTCGCATCGTAAATTAGCTTTAGTATGTGGCTTTGGTGCAGGAAAAACTGTTGCATTAATTGCAAAATCTATAATTCTTGCAGCAAAAAATATTGGTTATGTCTCAGCACTTTTCGAGCCAACGTCAGTCATGCTTAGGGATGTACTACATAGATCAATGATTGAATTATTAGATGAATGGCAAATACCTTTTACATATAGAGCGTCTCCAATGCCTGAAGTACAAATAACATTTGCTGAAGGAACACATCTAATATTATTTAGAACAATTTTAAATTATCAAAGATTAAGAGGCCAAAACTTGTGTTCTATAGGTTTTGATGAGGCTGACACTATTGGAACTTATGAGGCAGGACAAGCTATGAATATGGCACTTGCTCGTTTACGTTCTGGCAATGTTCAGCAGTTTTTTGTCACTACAACTCCAGAGGGTTTTGGCTTTGCTCATAAAACATTTAAGAAAGAAGCAAAGGAGGACACAAGATTAATTCAAGCTAAGTCAACTGATAACCCATATTTGCCGCCTGACTTTATCGAAAATCTATATTTGAATTACGATAAAAATTTAATTGAAGCTTATCTCAACGGAAATTTTGTCAACTTAAATACTGGGTCAGTATATACAAGATTTAATAGAGCAAAGCACGTTGTTGATAAATTACCTTTTGTTATTCAGGGTGAACCATTAAAAATTGGAATCGATTTTAATGTAGGAAATATGAACGCTGTTATTGGTGTAACAGAGGGAGATAAGCTTTATGTGTTTGATGAAATATGTAAAGAACAGGACACAGATTCTTTGGCAAAAGAAATTAAACGCCGCTATCCTGCAAACAAGATTTATGTTTATCCAGATGCTAGTGGGGCAGCACGAAATACAACTAATGCGTCAAGGACAGACATATCAATCCTCGAAAGTTATGGGTTCACTTCAATGGCTCTTAAGAGCAACCCACCGATCAAAGACAGAGTTCAAACCTTACAAGCACTCTTGGAAAACTCAAAAGGACGGGTGCGAATGGCGGTTCATGCCCGTTGCAAATCATTGATTGAAAGTTTGGAATTACAAAGTTATGACGAGAAAACAGGTTTACCAGATAAGCAGAATAATTTTGATCACTTAAATGATTGTTTAGGTTATCTTGTGTATCGTGAGTTCAATATGATTTACAGTAAGGCAGGTGCAAGAACAGGCTTTAGAATTTACTAAAAGCTTGATATTATGAGGAAAAAAAGTGTACGGAACTCTTGACGGAATTTACAACCCCATTACAACCGTTGCAGCTACTACAGTTGGAAGTCCAAACGCTGCCTACCAGCGCATGGCAAACTTCTGGGGATTGATTACCGATTTAAGAGAAGGCACTTACAAGATTAGAAGTGAACATAGAAAATATTTACCCCAACAACCTAGAGAGCAAGACGACTCTTATGATGTTCGATTAAGTCGTTCAACAGTTGTTCCATTTGTGCAGCGAATTGAAAAAATGTTAAGCGGTATGCTGGTGAGGAAGCCAATTCGCTTGGACGATGTTTCTGATTTAGTTCGTGAGCAATTATTTGATGTCTCGTTAGAGGGAGACGATCTGAATGTGTGGCTTTATCAAACAGCCAGAACAGCAATATCATTTGGACATGTTGGTGTTTTAGTTGATGCACCAAAAGAAGGTGAAAAGGCAAGACCTTATTGGGTGACTTATCAACCTTCAGATATTCTTGGATGGAGAACAGAGGTTGTAGAAGGTGTTAGAAAGTTATCTCAACTTAGATTGCTTGAAAGAGTTGTTGAAGCAGATGGGAAGTATGGAGAAAAAACAGTTGAACAAATCAGAGTTTTAGAACCCGGTAGTTTTGAAATTCATAGAAAAAAAGATAAGGGTGATTTTTATATCCATGACTCTGGAACCATGAGCTTAGATGAAATTCCATTTTCTGTTGCTTATGCAAATAGAGTTGGGCCTTATGAATCCAGAAGTCCGTTATATGACATAGCAGAATTAAATTTAAAGCATTATCAAATTCAGTCTGACCTTGATAATATTCTTTCTGTTTCTGCTGTCCCTTTATTAGCTTTTTATGGTTTCCCTGCTAGTGCCGATGAGATTTCAGCAGGACCAGGTGAGGCGTTAAGTTTACCGCAAGAATCAAGGGCAGAATACATAAGCCCTTCTGGAGATAGTTTTGACAGTCAATTTAGAAGGTTGAACGATATTGAAAAGCAAATCAATACGCTTTCACTAGCAGCAGTAATGGGTTCCAAGCTGGTAGGGGAAACAGCAGAAGCAAAGCGAATTGATAGAAGCCAAAGTGATGCAACGCTTATGGTCTTAGCTCAACAGATGCAAGATTTAGTTGATAATTGTTTGAGGTTTCATTCTATGTATTTGAATGAGCCTAACGCTGGCAGTAGTTTTGTTAATCGTGATTTCGTTAGTGCAAGATTAGAACCGCAAGAGATTCAAAGTTTGTTGCAACTTTATACTGCTGGAACTATTTCACAGAAGACATTGCTTGATCAACTTTCCTCTGGTGAAGTCTTAGCAGATGATTTTGACGTTGAGGAAGAGTTAGAAAGTACGCAATCGGGTGGATTAATTGAGATGGATGCAGCTCCAACTGAAGCGGCTTGATGGATGGCAACAAAAACTGCGGTAGCGGCTCCTGTTCCTGAAGCGTTTTACAGAGAGGTTATTGATTTAAACCGTTATAGCAATTCTGTTGCTGGTCAATATGCAAGAGCTTATAACGACATTATTGCAAGAGCAGCAGAAAGACTTGTTGATATTGAGTTTAGGCAGCAGGGGGTTATTAATGCTGTTGCACCTGAAACAAGGAAAAGATTAAGAGCGATTATCAAACAATCGAAAGATAGTTTAAATACATGGTCAGGTGAATCTGCTAGGGCATTTAAGAAAGAGCTGCAAGGGTTAGCAGTATTACAAACTGAATTTATAGAAGATGAATTAAAGAAAGTTGTTGCTGCTGGGGATATTCCAATAAATAGTGTTGCTGTTAGCACTGATTTTGGTGATGCCGTTGTAAGTACAGATCCAACAAAATTAAACTTGTTTGGAAGACCAGAGGAAGAGTTTAAAAAATTTAAGGCTGGAGATTTTGCACTTACCACAAGGCGGGGTGAATTGTTAACGCTACCCAATGGTGAAACTGTAGAAAAAGCATTTAGAGGAATAGCAGCAAGATCAAGTGAAAGATTAGGTGGAGCAATTAGACAAGGTGTTTTATCAGGTGAAACGAATGTGCAGATTGCAAGGCGATTAATGGGACGTTTGAATTTTAATGAATACGCAAAGGAGGGAACAAGGGCTTTTGCTTTAGCAGGAAATCAACCATTAAAGCTTGCTAATAATCAGATAAAGACGATTGTTAGAACGTCAATTAATCAAGTTAGTAATGCAGCTAGTCAAAGTGTTTATGCTGCTAATCGTGATGTTGCTCCACAATATGAATATGTGGCAACTTTAGATAGTAGGACTAGTTCAATATGTCAGAGATTAGACGGTCAAAAGTTCGGATATGACAACGGGCCCACACCTCCACAGCATTTTAATTGTAGATCTACAACTGTTCCTGTTGTTAATTATAAAGGGTTAGGTTTAACACCTCCACCTGAAACAAAAATCACAACAAGACCAAGTGAAACTGGCCGAGTGCCTCAGAAAGTTTCTTATGGTGACTGGCTGTTTAAACAAGACAAAGAATTACAGATAAAAACTCTAGGTATTGAAAAAGCAAAATATTTTAATAGGCTGGCAAAAAAATCATCAGGAAAAGATGCATTAAGAGAAATTATTAGAAGTGACGGAACAGAATTAACTTTGGAGCAATTACAAAAAAAATATGGCAAGCTTAAAAAATAAAAAAAAAGTAGTAAACTATTTGTAGAATAAAAAAAACTATGTATGGTAAAAAGACACCAAAAAAGGCTATAAAGAAAAAGAAAACTTCTAAAAAGTAATCATGGCAAAATCTTTACTCGAAAGATTGTCCGAAGCTAAGGGCAAAAAAACCACTGCAAAAAAATCTAAAAAGACAGATGCCACAAAAAAGAAAATTCAAGAAAGTAGCGAAGGATAAAGAAACAGGCGTTGCAAAGAAGTATTTAAGCGGCGCAAAAAATAAAAGTGCAAAAGCGGCTGAGATAAAAAAAACTGCTGCAGCTTATAAACGTGGGGAATTTATTGATATAAAAGCTGTATCTAAATCACGCACAAAACAAGATGGCACCAAAAGCAAAACCACTAAGCGAAAAAACAAAAAAGACACTAAGAGAAAAGGCAGATAAAAGCCGTTTTACTTATGGTCAATTGGCTTCTGTTTATCGCAGGGGGCAAGGTGCTTATCTTTCTAGTGGCTCTCGAAATGTACCAATGGCAGCGTGGGCAATGGGTCGAGTAAATAGTTTTATTAGTGGAAAAGGTGGCGCAAGAAAAGCAGATTCAGATATATTGGCAAAAGCTAGAAAAAAGAAAAAGTGAAACTAACAACCCGTCAAAAAAACACATTAAAGAGACATCAAGAAACTCATGGGCATACAAAAGCGCACATGGATTTTATGAAACGAAAAATGCGTGAAGGAATGAGTTTTACAGAGGCGCACCGTTTAGCAATGAGCAAGAAAGGAAAATGAGTATTAAAAGAGGCGGTCATACTTTTGAGCGTGTTGATAAACCGATTAGAACCCCAAACCACAAAAGCGGAAAAAGTCACGCCGTTGTAATCAAGCAAGGTGATGGCTTTAAGTTAATTCGTTTTGGTATGCAGGGAGCAAAAACAAAACCACCAAGAAAAGGAGAATCAGAAGCAGACAAGGCAAAGAGAAAAAGTTTTAAGGCAAGACACGCAAAAAATATTGCAAAGGGCAAAACCAGTGCAGCTTATTGGGCTGACAAGACTAAATGGTAAAAAATAAGTAGTATTATTTAAACTTTACTAAAAACTTATGGCTGAAGAATTACAGCGACCAAATTCACCTAACCCTGAAGCAGAAGCGTTAAAGGCTGAGATAGAAGCTTTAAAGGCTAATAATGCAAAGCTTTTAGATGAAAATATAAAAGGAAGACAGAGAGCAAAAATGATCCCTGAAGGTGTTGATGTAAATGAACTAATTGCGTTTAAGCAGAAAAAAGAGCAGGAAGAATTGGAAGCCAAGGGCCAGTATGAAGAGGCTAGAGAAAAACTTGCAAGTCAATATAGGCAAGCCGAGGAAGAAAAGAACAAAGAGATTGAAGCGTTAAGAAGTGAAAAAAGAAAATTAGAAATTGAAGCACCTGCTGTTACTTCTTTAGCTGATGTTGTTCACGATCCTCAATATGTATTGAGCCGATTGAATAAAGATCAACTCTCTAGAGAAGCAGATGGAACAGTTGTTGTTGTTGATGGATATACAAGAACACCTGTTAAAGACTGGGCTATTCAACAAATGCCAACATGGGTGCAAAAACATTCCAGGCCACAAGGCGGTGGCGCTTCTACAGTAAAAGCATCAACAACTGAATTTGTTTCAGCAGGTGAAAAAAATCCATTTGCACCTGATAGTTTTAATTTAACTGAGCAAAGTCGTTTATATCGAACCGATAGAAATAAATATGAAATGTTGAAAAACGCTGTAAAAGGTTAATATATAAATATCTCGGTTGTCTGAGTCAGGGGTTGTCCCCGTTTTTTATAAATAAATCAATTTTTTAGTATTCTCCATGAGTACACAAAGAAGCGATTTAATTGTTCCAGAGGTTTTTACCCCCTATTTAATAGAGGCAACAACTCAAACAGATTCATTCTTACAGAGTGGAATCGTTACACCTTTGGCAGAATTAAATCTTTCCTCAGAAAGAGGAGGGGATTTTGTAAAAATCCCATTTTATGCAGCTAATTTAAGCGGTGATTTTGAAGTTCTAACAGATAGCACTTCATTGACACCTGGAAAAATTACTGCTGACAACCAAATCGGTGTTGTACTTCATAGAGGTAGAGCATTTAGTTCAAGAGACTTAGCAGCATTAGCAGTTGGTGGTGGCCCAGACCCTATGGCTGCAATTGGGCAAAAATTAGCGGCTTACGTTAATAATCAAAAGCAGAAAGATTTGTATTCTTGCCTTCAAGGCGCTTTTGGTTCTCTTAATGCTAACGATTCAAATAGTGCTTTATTTACTCATTGCATAGATTCTGAATCAGGTGACACACCAACAACTTTAAGTCCTCGCCACGTTGCAAAGGCTCAAAGTATTCTTGGTGATCAAGGTCAGAAATTGACTGCAGTTGCAATGCACTCCAAGACTTATTACGACTTGGTAGAGCGTAGAGCAATTGACAGAATTTACGACAACACAGGCGCACCAGACACAGGTGCGACTTCTGGTACTACAGCAGCAGCGTTCCCAGGGTCTACAAGTATCCCAACTTTCATGGGCCTTAATGTAATCGTTTCTGATGACATTCCAACAACAGGAAGCGGTGCAAGTACTGAATATGCTTGTTTCTTCTTTGCAAATGGTTCTGTTGTAACAGGTGAGCAAGCTCCACAGCGTGTTCAAACTGATAGAGACATCCTTGCCCTAGAGGAAGCAATGGCTGTTGATCTTCACTACATTTATCATCCTGTAGGTTTGAAGTACGCAGTATCAACTGTCAACCCAACTAGAACAGTTCTTGAAACTGTAGGCTCTTGGTCGAAAGTCTACGAAACAAAGAACATTGGTATTGTTCGTGCAACTGTTGTTTCTAACAACGACTAGGGGTAATTAATTATGCCATCACTTTTTGACGTAACTGCTGGAAAAGCCATTGGTTATGTAGACGGAGGAACCGTCACTCAAGCGACTAACAAAAGTACAGCTGTAACGCTAAATACTTTGTCCGGTCAGATCACGATGAACGATGCAGCGTTAGCAGCAGCAGCCGAGGTAAGTTTCACACTTACTAACAGCAAGATTGCTTCCACTGATGTTGTTATTGTGAATCATTCTTCTGCTGGTACAGCAGGATCATATTTAGCTCAAGCAAATACACTTGCAGACGGAAGTTGCAAAATTTCTGTTTCTAACGTATCTGCTGGCTCTTTATCTGAAGCAATTGTCTTATCTTTTGCTCTTATTAAAGGTGCTTCAAGCTGATGTCAATTTACGCTTTTAGGCGTATGAGAGAGCAAAATGAGGCTGCTGAAAAAGCAGCCTTAGCTCTTTTAGAAAAGCCAAAATCCAAACGCAAGCCAAAAGCAAAAAAACAAGAGGTAGAAAATGGCGATCAGTCTTGATGCAACTGTAGGGGGTGCATCTGCAAATACTTACGTTACCTTGGCACAGGCAAATGCCATTGTTGAAGGATTGATTGTTGATGATGATGTGCAAGCATGGGAAGCTGGCTCAACAAGTGATGACTATAGAAATCGGGCTTTATATACAGCAGCTCAAAGAATTGATAGAGAAAGATTTTTAGGTGCAAGGGTAGCTGATACTCAAGCACTTCAATGGCCGAGATCAGGAGTAAGAAAACCTGATACTTATACAAACCTTTATGGCTTAAGTTTTCCAAATAGATTAGTAGCAGATTATTATTTAGATACTGAAATCCCAGATAGAGTAAAGAAGGCGCAAGTTGTTTTAGCTGTTTATTTAAATAATAATCGTGATGCTTTAGGACTATCAGGATTAGAAAATTTTAACGCTGTTAGTATTGGGTCCATCAATGTAACGCCTCGTTTCTTTGGGGCGGTTGGTGCTGATCAAGTGCCTCCATTGTTTCAAGAATACCTGAATGGGATTAGAATCAGCACACCAGCAAACATTTCAATCAAGAGGGCTTAACTATGGGCTATGGATACGACTACCCCGCAGCGAAAATTATCAATGATACAGCCGCTCACACAGGAAGATTTGGCAAAGTAGTTGCCTTAAATGATGCTGTAATTAATACGCTTGTTGCTGAAAACATAACTGGTGACTTAACAGGAATCAGCGTTAGTGCAACGGGTGAAGTCTGTGGAGTGATAACAAGCGTTAAATTAGACAGTGGAACTGTTATTGCATATAGTTTGTAATGGGTCTTGCCTCTTCTCTGAAAAAAGCAGCCTCTAAGAGTCTAAAAGCTCTTGGTGGTTCTGTAACGATTAGAAAAGTAACGGCTGGAAGTTATAACACAACAACAGGAGCGATTAGCGAAAGTACAGCAGATACAGTTGTTAATGGTGTTCTTTCTGATGTTGGCAATTCTGAGGTTAATGATTTAATTCAAGCAAAGGATAAGGTTTGTGTTATTTCAGCAGGTGATTTGGATTATGTGCCAACACCTAAAGATCGTGTTGTAATTAGTTCAGTTGTTTATCAGATTGTGCAAATTAACACCGAAGAACAGAATAATATTCCAATTGCTTTTACTTTGTTCTTGAGGTCGTAATGGTTCGAAAAATAAGGCTAGATCAAATCGATGATGTAATGGCCGAGGCCGTTCAAAAATTAGTCAGAGTAACAACTTTGGAATGGTGGGCAAGGGTAAAGGAAGCAACCCCTGTTTTTTCTTTAGTTAACTATCCAGACTTAGATTCTATACCTGATTTTTTTACGTTACCAAATGGTCAAGTAGTACCATTTAAAAAAGCTTTATTAGAACGTGGAACTGGAGGAGAGCTTAGAGATGATTGGCAGACAGACGTTTCAAAGCCATACATAGGAACGATATTAAACAACAAGGAATATGCAGAGCCAGTTGCTTATGGTCAAAACTTGCCGCCTTCATGGGGTGGACAATATCGAACAAGACAAGCAACTGTAAAAGGTTATCCAGAAATTATTGCAAAAGAATTAGAAAATTGGGCTAAGCGAGAATATGAAAAAATCAAGAGGGGCATCTAATGGCAGCCGTTGACCTAAATACAATCAGATCAACCATTGAGGGGCGTTTAGCAACAGAGCTTGCAAGTAGTCCTGTCATCCCTGTTGTGTTTAACAATATGGCTTATGACTCAATTGGTGTTGAATCATTTGTACAATGTCAAGTTAGTTTTGGTGCAAATGTATATCTAACTCAATCAAGTGATTCACATAACGCAGTAGTAGGTTTGATCCTTTTAAATACTTACACTCCAGAGGCAACAGGGGCTGGAGCTAATTTAACCATTGCAACAAGGTTAAGAGATTTATATAATCGCCAAACAGTTTCTAACGTAATTTTTGACGCACCTATAGGCCCTGAATCTTTAACGGGCGCACCTGATGGTTTTTATCAAACACAGATTAGAATAACTTTTGAAGTCTTTGAAAATCTTTAACGATGGAAATCACAGAAGAAATGCTTGAAGCAATCGAAGCTGTAAAGGGTCGTAGAGATCCAGCTTATTGGGATCCTCGTTGTAGGAGAT